ATAAACGGACAAAGTGTTGATGTTTATAGTGGTGGAACTTTAATAGTATCTGCGGTACAATCATTAAACTTTAGTGGTGCCACAATAACAAGTGGAGGTACAGGACAAGCAGATATTGTAATAAACATACCTTCAGGTGATAATTTAACTTGGGATGTTGTTGAAACACCTATAACATTTGACTCTGACGCACAGACATACTTAAACGCAGTATCAGCCGTAGCAGGTGATATTGGATACAACATTAGTGCGGCAACAAACACCTTCTTTACAGAATTAAAAGCAGCATCACTTTATTCATATATTAAAACTTTTTATCCATATTTAGGAAACACGGCTAATGCCACAAAAATAAACATGATTAGTCCTGGTACATTTGATATGACATGGACGGGAACATTAAACCATATCAACGGGGTTGAAGCATCATCAACAGGCGAAGGTGATATGGGTATAACCCCTTCTGTTAGTATGACTTTCCCTTCATTACAAATAGGATTTTATCTTATGGGCTTTGGTGGAGCACCAACTTGGAATGGTGGCTCTTATTATTATGGAAATGATATTGGAGCAACTGGTGGTGGATATGTCGCAAATATAGTATGGTGGGGTGGTGATTTATACACAAGATGCGATATGTTTGATACTTCAAGTGATAGAATTGCAATACCAAATACAGATGTTAAGAATCAGTTAGGCTCTGTAATCGGTAATAGGAGTAGTTCAACAAACTTTAACTTATGGAGTAACGATACAAAAGTATCACAAAACAGCGGTGCTATGAGTTCTCTTGGATTGCCAACAGGAACTATAAGAGTGTTTAGCGCTACGTCAGGTAGAAGGGACAATAAACACGGCTGTAGTTGGAGCGCTGATGGTATGACTGACGGAGAAATCCAAACCTTATCAACAATCGTGAATAAATATATGTCAAATATCGGCAGAGCAGTAAAATTGAGTTAAAAATATGTCAAACAAATCTTTTATAGAATTATTACAGGCGGGTTCAACAAATATGTTGGATACAATCGCTATGGTTGATAGTGGTACAACAAACACCTATCAAATAAACAAACAATTTTTCTTAAGCAATCAAGTTCCGTTTAAGTATGTAAATGGAAACGGAAATATCGCTACTATGTTTTGTAGTGATAATGCTATTACAAATCAACAAATGTACTCCTCCATTTTAGGTGGATTACAACACAGAATATTAAATACAGCTGGTGATGGTAATATAGGTATTGGTAATACTATTGCTGGTGGATGGCAAAATGGAATTGGTGCCCCTGGTTATGGAAACTTTATTGCTGGTGGCAGACAGAATACTATTGAGGGAAACAGAGGTATACCTGACTACAATTTTATCGGTGGTGGTATAAATAATACAATCAACACAGCATCAAGAAGCACAGGAGCGTTAGTTGGTTCATCAAATAGTCAAGTGAGCGGTGATGGTGGTTTTTGTTTAGGAGTTGGTGATAGTAATATTGTTGGTTCAAGGTTTAGTATTGTTGTTGGAACAAGTAATAACTCTGGTAGTCATACTTGGAGTTATATATTAGGACAATCAAATACTCATACTACAAATAATTCATTTTTAGGTTTTAGTTTTGGTTTAGGTAATCAAATAAGGGGTAATTCCAACTACTGCGACTATCACTTTGGGTCAAAAGGTTCAATATCAAAAACAACTTATATTTACAACGAAAATAGTAGTAATGGAACATTAGGAACAGAAGTAGGTAGATATGCTGGTGTAAATGACCAAAGTGGTGATTATTATGGTAGAAATAATAGTATTATTGCTTCTTATTATTGTTCTTTATTTAATCCACAAAGTAATACAACAAGGGGAAATCATAACGGATTTTTATTTGAGAGTAATTCAACAATATCAGGTTCAACATTTACAGGGTTTATGTTTGGTACTGGTAATACAGCAACAGATAAAACCAACGCTATAGGTATAGGATTAAAAAATAGAACACTTGTTGCTAATGATACAACACATTTAGAAGCACTTATTCTTATGACACCTCTTACTGAATACGCTAATAACGCAGCGGCAAAAGCGGGTGGATTAGTGGACGGACAATTATACCGAGATAATAGTGGTGGAGTCCATATAGTATTTACATAATAAAAAAAATATAATAATATAAAAATATGAATTACGGAAAAATTGAAATCAAACCACAAGTGGTAGAATTAAATGAACTTTACTTACAGAGTGTAAGTATTCATCAACAAGGAGCACAAGTTGTTTGTAGTGTAGTAAATACTACAGCACAAATTGGTAAAACTATTAGTGTTGACTTAACACCTGACGAATATAATGCGTGGGGTGATAATGATGATTATATTGAAACTCTTGTATTAAGTAGATTAGGCTTAGAAAAAGCATAAGTGAATTAACCCCCGATTTATATTTCATAATATATGAGTAAAGGAACAACAGATTTACGTAAGTTTGACATGGCGGGAGCCGTATTGCCTACGTTTGAAGAAGTCATCAGGAGTAAAGACTGGGTATTTTTCGGGGGAGATAATTTATGGCCCGTCCATAGTGTTGATTATTACAACTATTCAGCATTAAATAGAGCCTGTATTAACGCCAAAAGAGACGCTGTTATAGGGAAGCAAATGTTGGTGAATGGTATAAATGCTAATAACATCATGTTTAATTCAACAGAGACGATGTATGACGTATATAAGAAGGTTGCCATGGACTATGTTATTCACAACGGGTTCGGTGTTAATACGATATTAAATAAAGGTGGTGATGGTTTAGGTTCAATATACCACATTGACTTCGTTAAACTCCGTTCGGGCAAATGTAACGAATACGATTATATTAAAGAATATTATTATTCGGCAGACTGGCGTGATACAAGACGACATGTTCCGATTGAATTAAAAGCCTTCAATTTAGAAGATAGAGATAATCCAAGTCAGGTTTATTACTATTTTCAATATTCACCAAACCAAAAGTACTATCCACTTAATGACTGGATAGGAGCAAGAACATCAGTTGAAATAGATATTGAAATTAAAAACTTTCACCTTAACAACTTACAGAACTCGTTTGTCGGTTCGTTTCTTATTTCACTTAATCAGGGTGTCCCTGGTGAAGAGGAACGTGAGATGATGTACCGCCATTTAGTAGATGCTTACACATCAACAAATAATGCGGGAAAACTTATATTAACTTTTTCAGACTCCAAAGAAAATGAACCATCAGTAGTTCCCCTTACACAAAACGGGTCTGACGGATGGTATGCTCAAATTGCTGAAATGGTACAACAGAACATATTAGTCGGTCATCGTATAACCAAACCTGATTTACTTGGAATTAAAACCGCAGGACAACTCGGGTCAAAACAAGAAATTATAGAAGGATACGAACACTTTTTACAAACCAACATTATACCAATTCAACAACACTTAATTAACGAGTTCCAAAAATTATATTACTTGAAGTTTAAGACAGAAGGAAATATTGAAATTATACAGAACGAATTGTTCTTAAATAAAGATATAACAACAATAACCACAGACAATGCCAGCAGTATTATTAGTAAGTGAGACAAAAGTAAAAAGTTTTTCAGAGGTTAACGACAACCTTGATGTCGCCTTGCTTTTACCGAATATCCAGATTGCCCAGGATTTAGGCCTCCAAAATATGCTCGGAACATCGTTTTATACACACATGTTAAATGCGGCACAAAACTCCACATTAACAAACCAAGAAACAATATTACTTGAAGAATATATACAACCATTTTTATTATGGAGAGCAGTATATGAAGCACTACCTTCAATTTATATGAGAATGATGAATAAGTCAGTAATCATCGGGGACACTCCAAATGGAAAAGCCGTTGATACTGGTTCATTACAATACCTTCGTAATATCCATCAAAACAGATATGAGTTTTATGCTCAAAGAACGATGGACTATTTAAGAAATAACCCTGGTGCGTTTCCATTATACTACGCATGGACTTCCACAGATGGAATGCCTCCATCAAGAGAAAACTATTTTTCAGGTATTCATATTCAACCAGGTCAAAGAAGATTACCCCGTTATCCAAATGTTAGAGGTTATGCTGACCCGACAGGAGATAATTGTTGTAATGACTATGACGGAATAACTTACTATCGTTAAGCCATGAACTACGAAAATATTATTATAGCAGTAATAACAGGTGTTATATCTTATTTCGCAGGATTTAGAAAGTCCAAAAAAGAAATAGAGAGTTTACACCTTATTAACCTTGAAAAGTCCTTACAGATATATAAGGAAATGATAGATGATTTATCAACGAGAATTAACAATCTTAATCACCAAATTAAAGAATTAGATGTTAAGATAGACGAGTTAATGGTAGAAAATACCAATCTCAAAAAAATAATTGAAAAAAAGCACAAAAACAACACCCTTTAACAACTATCGCACTATTTATTAGTATGATAAGATTTAGAGATACAAACTATTACGTAGATTACGATGGTTCGTTGTACCGCAACAACAAAAGGTTAAAGCCCATAAAAGACAAAAACGGAAGAAGATATTTTTATGTTTCAATATATCACAACGGAACACAAAAGATACACAGCGTCCATCGCATTATTGCTGAATGTTTAATACCAAACCCCGAGAATAAAAAACAAGTTAATCACATCAACGGGGACAGATACGACAACAGAGTCCAAAACCTTGAATGGTGTAACCAAAAAGAAAACCAAACTCACGCTTACAAACTGGGACTACAAGTACCAAAAAGAAAGTATGATATTCAACAGGTTATAGAACTACACAAACAGGGACATAGTGGTAGAGAGATACAAAGAATAATTAACATCACAACAAATAGTATATATAAAGTAATAAAAGATTATGAAACCAGAAGGATTTCCAATACCGAACCCGAATAGTGGTGAAAAAAGAGATAAGTTTTTATCTCGTTGTATGAGCAACTTGAAAGGTGAATACCCCGACAGATTACAAAGATACGCAATTTGTATAAGTTCATTTGAGAACAAGTACTCCAAAAACATCGGCAAGAGTTGGAAATAAATTACCAAGATGCTACAACAAAACAGAAAGGGGTTTAATCGCCCCTTTTTTTATTGCCTATTCAATCCTTTTTAGTTTTAGGAGTTAGACCATGTTTGAGACAGAATTGTTCGTGTATGTCCTTATTTAAGTCATACCCCATACCAGTTAATATTTCCTCGTATGTAAAGAAAGTTCCCTTACTCTCTTCATAATATATTCTTTTCTTTTTACGCTCACAATCAGCACATCTCATATAATATCCAGTTGGATTTTTTGGATTAACATTAAACTTATTTGTTTGTAATAAGTCCTCGCACCTTTGGCAGTACTTGTATGTAACCCCTTGTATTATTATTATTTCGTTAAAGTCCACCATCACATAGAAATATAAGTTTTTTATATTTAGTATCAAAGAGGGTTAGTTCTTTTATAAGTTAAGATATGTTCCCATTATTTATTTTTTTTTTGTCTGACCCTCTTTTTTTATTCACACTGACTCCAAATACCTTTTCATTTAGATAGTTCATTAGAACTTGTTAAAATACCCTTGAATTAAAAAGGGACACTTAATAGTGTCCCCGAAGTGGTGTAGCGCGATTTAGAGAAAGAGAAGACTACCACTTTATACTATAAAATATAGTATTCAGGGACATCGTGTAAATAATTAAAAAAAAAATATTGAAATACTTTATATTTTTGGAACCCCCGATATACTTATTAACAGAGAGAAGACGATGGATTATAGTGCTGACACCTTTATCCACCTTCAACAAGATTGATTATATTAAAGTCCCTTATGTAGATTATGACTATAAACATCTACCAGACTTCAAGTTGAATAGGCTTGTTGGAACGGATAAAACTATTATTAAAAGTTGTTAGTTCTTTTTCAGGGGGGGGGTTTTTCTTACTGACACCTTTTTATTACCAAGATAGATTATTACTCTCGTCGCCGTAACCAAAAAGAAAAAAACACCAGAGCACCAGCAAGAGCATAAAAAAAAACAAAAATAAATAAGAAAAAAGTTAAGTAATAAGTTGACAGAAAAGGATTTATTACTATATTTATATTACAATAAAAATAACAATTACAATTAAAATTATGAAAAACAAAACAAACCAAACAGCACAACCTATTAAAGACACAAAGAAAAACTGGACTCCAAAAGACCATTTAATGTTAGAGGAACAAATGTATTTCCGCCAACGTAAGCAAGACAGAGAACAACTTTACTTTTATGAATTAACCAAATAAACAATTAAAAT